AGAAGAATTGGTTTTGAAATTTCAATATCAAGGGTATTTGAAGAAACGGCTCTTCCTACCCTTATAACATACGATCCAACTGTCGTCGGTGCAACAGCAGTAATCATTCCAACGTCATCAATTGACTGGGAAATATCTTGAATTTTAAATTCTATTTCAAGAATGTATGGATTAGTATTAAAACTTCCACTCACACCAATCATTTGATAATATCTATAAAACGAAGTATTAGTAGACAGTGCGGTTATAGTTTGTGTTGTAGCACCCCCTAAAGTGAAACTACTCCCTATATCAGTCCATGTCGATCCATCATTAGAACCCTGCCATTGCCAATCTCCATGGCTATGCGTACTTGTCTGATACCACTTTGCTTCTACTATTCTTTTCTGTGCACCAACTCCAAAATTCCATCGCATGTACTTTCCAGCATTTCCACCAAGTGCACCACCCCAAAGATGAATAGTGAAATCGCCATCTACTAAATGCCAGAAATCGGTAGACCAAGAAAGATTTGAAGTTGACGTTATCCATGAATGTCTATCACCAGTTCCTCCAGTATTAGAATATGAAGGCTGTACTGCAATTGTTTCCTTTAGGAAATAGTCCGCACCTGGTGTTAATGAAGCGGACCCTAGCACCGCAGTCCAATCCGCTATCGTTATCCTTCCATCTGGATTAAATGAAGCGGAGAATGTTTGTGCTGTTGTCGTCGTGCAAATTCCAACAACGCTCTCTGTTCCAAGTATATTCGCACAAGCACGATCAACATGACTGCTTGATTTCATATACAAAGGATTACCTGGAACTAAAGATCCATCAGCTTCTGCGGAGTCCGTTCCTGTCCCTGCCTCAAGAACATCAAGTCTTCCGTCTATTGTTGTTATCTCACCATTGATAGTTGTTATATCACCCTGTATTGTCGATACAGAACTATTCAATAAAGTAACCGATGTTTGCAATGCAGCTATTTCGGCAGCCTTAGATGCAGCATCAGATTGTGCATTTTGAAATGCACGACGAACTTCCTCGGCTTGATATGGATTCGGAGTCCTTGCCATTATGGAAGTCTCCTCTTACCGCCAGTTTTAATGTTTGCGTTGATCTGCTCCAACGCCCACCGTTTTGCACCGGCACCAGTCAGCTTCATTGTGAACGCTTGGCCTCGACACGCTGGGTGTGCTGTGGCGTTGATTCCAGCGACCCATGTGCCAGAAGACGACACAGACGCTCCTGTCGCACCCTCGAACGTAAGGGACGGGTACAGAGACCATGTAACGTCTCCGCTATCCTCCGCTAAAACACCATCCAATGTTAGAATAGTCCCAACGAACCCATCGCCTCCAAGTCCAATCGGTCCCATGGTAACATAACTAGTGAATACTGTACCACAATCATTGTCGGCATATTCAGAGAACCTTCTAAGTCTTCCGTCTCTTCCGCCAAGTACAACCATCGACTCTCCTGTATCGAGAGACGATAGCGTGCACGTTGCCGTAGGCTCGTGCGTTGACGTTAATGTAAATGGCCAGAATGCACGACGTTCAACAGATATTTCGCCTGATACAACCGATGCCGTTTTTTGCGTATCTGTTCCTGTATCCACCCACCAATGAAGGCAAGAGTTCGACGAATTAGGCGTAAGGAAAATATGAACTCCACCTCCTACTAAATCGTACTCAAGCGATATGGTTTGCGTATCTGGGTTTATATTTCTGAATTCTCTCGGTAATGTTTCCCTGGAAATTGAAGTCGGATATGCGTCACCATTAGCGTCAAGTAAATATAAGCCGTCCAATGACATAAACAACAGAGATCCATCCGGAAGTGAGCACCATGCCTTCGGACCAACGCATCCGACTGCACGGCTTAGATTCACCAACGCCCCGCCGTTCTTTGGATCTCCTGTCATCTTCCACAACGAGTCACGGCACGCCATTAACAGATAGTCGTCGCTATGCGGAATCAATGCGGTAATCGGTCCACCTGGAAGACCAGACTGACTATTGGTTCCAGAAACAGCAGCGGCAGTATCTGTTTGGGAATAATCCCAATCAAGAGGGTATCCAACTCTTGACATATACCAAACGTGAGGAGCAATTTCTGCACCCGCAAGAACAAGCCTATCGAGAAACAGGCAAGACAGTGGACAGCCAATCGGAATATTTCCAGGCGTCGTTGTATAAACATTTGACGTTGCCGTTGCTATCGTAATCGTATTCGATAATGGGCTGTAAATCTTAGGTGCTCTTTCAATTCGATAAGAGCACGCACCGGTTCCGGCAGCAGACGAAAGAGTGACAGCACCAGCAGCAACGGATGTAATTTTATAATTACCGGCAACCGCAGTACCCTGCGGATTTGTTATCACAGCAACCATGTCGTCTGTTAAAATGCCTTTCGTTGTCCAGTCTGCTATCGACGATGCATCAAGTTGATCTCCAGCAACTGTTCCGTCGTCACCACTTGCGGCTACATTGCCATAATCGGCAATGTATAAATCTTGACCTTCCTGTGTCGCAGACAGTGCCTTATCACTTGTCAGCGTCAACGCCGAACTTACTTGAGTTAGACGGCCATAAGTTGACTCATAAAATAAATTTCCACTCGCTGATGCAATCAGCATTGATCGCAATTGCGAAACTGTTCCAGTAGAATAGTATTGCGTTCTAAAAAGATTATTAACACAAAGACCACCATCAACCGTGCATGAAAGTCCGAATCCAACACCGTGGCCGGTTTGTGCACCTACGGTCTTTGACGCAATCTGAGTTCCATTCCAAAATACCGTAACCGTAGTTCCTGAAACCGTAGCAGACAGCCATCCAGGTACGGCAGATCCAAAAGTTCCTCCAGTCATTGCCTGAACAGTTGGAGTACTTGCGAGAACCGAAGTAATGTTTCCGGTGTACGCTCCATCAGCCCCAGTCATTGTCAGGTCGATCTGAACGCCTTCAACTCTAATGTCAGGGCTACTATTCGCCATCCTAAGAAACAGAGAGTAAGTTCCATTCCACTCAGCACCCCACGGAATAATAAACATTTCAACCGTGTATGCTTTTGTGGTATCGATTGGCAAAAGAGAAAGAGTTGCCGCTGCGTCGGAAACGCTATCGTCTATAGTCGCCGAAGAACTCGCTGGAAGAATTAGAGGCATAGCAGGAGACCACACTGCTTGAGTCCAGTCTGAACCCATAGCTGTTCCAGCAAAAATATCCGTATATGCAGTGAACTTATCGCCCATTGCAACAACCATAGGAGACAACATTCTTACATTGGTTCCAATGTCATCAACATGCGAAAAAACAAGACCTGGTCGTGAACCTCCACGAAGCCTGTCTTCGATTGCACTGATGTTACGGACGTTCTGTGCGTCGTAGCATGTGAAAGGCGGAGTTTGCCTGTAGCTCATCTTCCTATTTAAGCCTCCCATTGGGAATGCTATATTTACTGTTCTCTGATTGGATTTACCTCCTTTCATATAAACCTCCTTGATCCACGTACTCAGCCAAAGCGATGATTACCTCCGGCGATTCTTTAAGAAGTCCGGCAGCTTGATTGCATTTGTGGCACAACCACCCACGGAACTTCCCGGTTGAGTGGTCGTGATCCATCGCTAATCGATGTTTACATTCAATTTCAGGAACGCCGCATACATGGCAATATCCAGTAAATGAAGACATAATTTCATCTATTGGAGAATTGCATGGCAAGAAATTGCCAGATATTGCTAAGGCTCTACCTCGCCAAATCGCAGATAGTGTACGTTCTCTGAGATTTTCTTTGCGATCAATTTTACGCCTAGCAGTTGAACGAATAACAGATGCTCGCCTAATATCCGGATTCCTTTCATGATATTTACGAGTTTCTATTACTCGACATTTTTTACATGACCCAGCAAGACCTCGTGTTCCGTCTCGTCGTAAACTACCGACGCCGAAATCACTAGCTGGCTTAACGCACCCGCATTTAGTGCATTTTTTTTGACTAGTTTCATCTATTCGCTTAGGCATGGGTCTCTCCTCCCAAGCTAATCGCAGATGCCCAACGACTCTTGGTATCCGCCAGAAGCAGTTTTGCCAGTGTCGCAAATTCCATAGACTGCCTCGCGTGAAAGAGCACCTGTAATGTAAATCGTTGGGTCAGTAGTGGTTAGTTGAACACCATCAGCATACACTGCATCCTCACCAAAAGCAATAGAGCACGGATCACTGGTGCGTATTTGAATAACAAGTTTATCCCTATAATAGTTTGCTGGAACCAATTCAGCACTTACATCAGTAGCTGACCAAGAATCCATGAGTGCCATATTTTTCTCCTAGAACTCGCTACGAATACCAAGTGCTTCTTGATAACCACCAGTAAATGGTGCAGCCGATATTGCATATACTGCTTCACCGGCAAGTGCACCATCTATAACACATACGCTTCCAGCACTCATTAGCTGGTATCCCTTACTAAGCACGGCAGCGGTGCCGAACGCAAGAGATACACTCGTTCCTGTCCTAAGTTGAATTACTAGCTGCTCTCTGTACTCATTTGCTGGTACAATCTCAGCACTAGTGACGCCAGCACTAAAACTTCCTTTAGCTGCCATCGTTTACCCCTTACGCATGTTGCGTAGTGAACAGCGGGATGTAGTAAGGAGTTCCGCCAACGTCGATCACCAAGCAGGCATTCGCACCTAGCGAAGTATTTGACGTTACGGTTCCAGGAACAACATCTTTAGCGACCACTGGACCGGCAAGGGCGTCGAACTTAATCAAATCGGTTAATTGTGCAGCACCGGCAATCTCAATTGCAACCGGAACTGTCTGATCTGCTCCTAGACGCAAGATCGAATCAACCTGCCCAGCAGTAGTAGTTGCTTCGACTTGAGCCGCAATCACATTACAGATGCCGCCAGTCGTTCCCGTTCCGTCCACGATTGCAAGAACGCCAGTGACCCAGCCTTGCGTGTTGTTCGCCGTTAATAGAGCCTTTCCGGAGACACCAGAGATATGAGCGTTTGCATTTTGCGTAGCCATGTTTTGGCTTACGGTAATGTGACCCTGTACACCATAGGCGTCATAGCAATTTCCAGCAAGAATAGTGCTTGCGAGCAAACTCTGAATCTTGTTGTTGGTTGTGGCAGCGGTATTTGAGGCACTGACGTAAGCCGCCATGCAAGAAGTGTCACCGCTCGTCTTATTCGTTGCAGTAGACATCACCGACTCAAAGGCGATGTTATCAACGAGAGTAGCATCCACAACAGGCGTTCCATACTTTCCGACAGACAACGCAGGGTTGTTGTAGGCAACCGGAGCGGTGTTCACAAACACCTTATCTAGTGCTTTATTTGCGTCAACAATGAGAGCCTTACTTGCGGTATTCGTTCCCGCCGTGGCACTCAAGATTGCAGACTCAACATATTTCGTTCCGTTTGCAAGAAGCACGTTTCCTGTCGTGTACGTCAGAGTTGCATTAACATCACTCAAACCACCTAATGTTTCTGCACTAGATGAAGCGAGAGCCTTAAATGCACAGCTAGTAGCACTGCCTTCATTCACATACAATGCAGTTGCAGAACCTCCATCGGTATGCTGGAATATGCAACCAATCTGATAACCTGGAAGTCCATCGGCTGGAACAGTAAGGCCACTAGAAAAAAGAACACCGGTGTTCGTTACAGCCGGAGGAGTCATCTTAATTAAATGACAAATTCGCTTCTGCATTTTAATCTCCTAATTTATAACAACGCCCTTATAAGTAATATCAAACGGAGGTGAAAGCCAAACATCGCCCCAACCATCGCCACAACCTTCTCTATTGCCCATATGGCCATACATCTGGGCACCGCGTTTTCTATCTCGTGCAATCGCATCCATGAGCAATGTCTGATACTGCATCGTATGAGGGCCAATTGTATCGTTTATTCTCGATTCTGCAACAGCTAGACACGATTCAAGATACAACTCAGACAATTGCATTCCACCTAATGGATATGGATATGAGTCTGATAAGGCACCACTATAAGCTTCATATGCGTATGACAATGAAAGCGAAACAGATGGTGTCGGATAAAAAATAACCTCTTGCCTCTGTCCAGTTGAGCCGGTCGAAGACAGATACCGAATCGCAGCAGATGTTGGATAGTCCGTAACATCTGCATGCGATCTCAAGTCTAGTATCTTTCCTTCCGGCACAATCTGAATATCATCCCTGTATGTCGAAACTGGAAAATGAAATCTTCCGATCATCCTTCCGAAATTATCAGGAAGATTATATTCCCAAGTTCCAGCAGTAATTGCTAGCGTGGTAGATGGCCTTAACCATGACCACTCGTATCCAACGATTTGTGCAGCTACAGCAGTTGGATAGTAAACCCGTCGAACTCCAGACTGCACAATTCTATTAACTTCCGCAAGCTGGTCAGCAGTGAAGCTAGCTACAGTACTTCCGTAGTTTAAAAAAAAACCAACGGCAGACTGTAGATCACCAAATCCTAGGCTGAGACTTGACTCGCTGATGATTATTCTCCTCACCCAAACTCACCCCGGCGTGGGCGAAGAGAAGACCCACGCCGAGGGAGTTGGTTCACAGCTTAGGCAATCGTATCGAAGGTGTCACAAAGCGTGTACCACGCATTTCCACGCCACTCAAAGTAAGCACGCCGTGCGGCAGTGTTTCCAGTGATCGTGGTAATACTGGTCGTACCATCCAGCTTGAAGCCGGTTGTTACGGTCAGCGTCACGCCATTCGTGGTCTGCGTTCCATTGATGACGAACATCTTCCGCTCACCGAGAATCGTGCCATCGGCAAGAGTGCTCGTCAAGACGGCACTCGTATTCGTGGCAGCCTCGTAGAACGTCACGCCACCAACCTTGGACTGCAAGGCACCACCAGCCGTACCAGTCGGCGTGAGAGACTCTACTCCTCCAGACTGGTTGCCAGTTTGCAACCGGCAAACCGTCAGGGCAGCAGTCGAAGAGGTATTCAGAGTTTGCAGCGGAACCGCAGAACCCTGACCCTCGAAACCAGCCTGTCGAAAATATCCGGCGTAAGTTCCGCCGCACTGAAACGTCACGATACCAACACCAATAGTGAGGCTGGCCTTCGTGAGAACCTTACAAGTGCTGCCAGGAGTATAAATCGTGATAAACTGCCCGACAGAACTTGCGGGATAATACGCAGACGAAACACCAGCGAAGTGATTTCCGTTAGTCGCAGAAGGCAACTTAACGTAATTACTCCTACGGAAGTCAGCAGACGCAGCAGTCTCCTGGGCGGCACCAGCCGGAGTGGCCGGAGCGTTATAGTCGTACTCGAAACACACAGCTTGCCCTTCAAGAACGGCGGTAGTGCCATCAAACCACACCTGAATCTTTTCGCCCTGGGCCGCTTTCAGCGGAGCGTTAATTGAATGATCCAACATATCGATAACCCTTTCGGTTGAATGTTAAGATAAAAACTACACCTTGTAGATGACACCCTGACGACGGAGATTCGTGCAAACGCACTGCAACGTGGCGTCGAGGTCAACACGACGGACAAGGTGCTTACCAGGAACCATGTACGGGGCGGTGAGTTGATTCTCCCAACCCGGCATGACTCCGATAGCCAGCCAATTCCAATCCAGCATATAGACCGGATTCGTGGTGTCGGCATCAAGGTACGGAGCGTAAATAATCGGAGAACTCTTGAACACAACTCGACCGCCTTGGCTGTCCAAGTCATTGCCGAGATTCGTGTTCTGAGCCTCAAGCAACTCTTCCATGAGGCCGAC